ACCGGCGCTGCGTTTGATACGCCTTGCAGCCGTTCCCATTCCTCGTAGCCTTCGTCCCCGATCCGTTCGATTTCATCCCGATCTGCCTCCTGCTCTTGGCGTTCCTGATCTTGACGTTGCCACGTTGTACGCTGACGATCACGCAGCTCGTCGGTGTATTCCCAATTATCGCGCTGGCGATCTTGGGTTTCGCGCTCCCAATCGAAGCGTTCTGTGTTGCGGGCGCGCTCGGTTTTACGATCCTTGGCGTTTTCGCCAAATTCGTACCCTTGAAAAGCGCCCCGGACAAAAGAGCCAAGAGACATTAGGATGCTCCCTTTATGCGTTGGAAGACCGACGACAAAATCGGGTCATTGTTCTGTGTACCTGCCCCACGGCCACCTGTTTCAGCCACGCTGGGCAGTTTGGGCTGCGTGTCGGCCAAGCTGTCTCGGACAAATGGCGTTGGGTTGGTGGCGCGTCCTTGGTCTCGATACCGCGTGTAACTGTTGTTGTATTCGTTGATATAGCGGCCCGCGTCACTGTTGAACGCGGCCCATGTGGGTGCCAGCGCCTTTGTGATCTGCGGTGTCAGGCCATCTTTTGCCAGATCGGCGCTTAGGTCGCGCCCTGTGCGCTTGCCATAGTCGCGCACGGCCAATTCCCACGCCTTGCGGTCTTGGTTTTGCGGTGTGAACGCGCCGCCGCCCATGTCGTCCCATGTGGTCGCGGTGAACTGGTAGCGCCCTGCTGCGCTCGATGGGCCATGCGGCCCTTTCTCGAAAATCCGGGGGTGCTGCCCGGTATCCTCGAATGTCGCTCCACCGCGCGGCGTGTACCGCACGTTGTATGCGCCCCCGCTCTCGCCAAGAGCAATGGCATTGAGAAACGCGCGCTGATAGCCGGGCATGTCTTCCGACATAGGATCGGCTGTCGTCATGCGCGAAACGCCTGCGCCCGAACTGCCACCGCCGCTTGTGGGCGGGGTACTACGCCACTGGTCCGGGCTGTAATAGCCGTCAGAACCGCCATAGCTGGCGTAGTCAGCGTTGCCGGTGCGCTCCATGATCTTTTCCATCATGTCGTCGCGGCGACGGTCCGCCTTGATACCTTCGCCCGACTGATACCCGCCCGCGAAACCGGAAAGTGCTGCCCCGATGCTCATGCCGCCATCATTTCTTGCAACGATCCGCGCCCGTTTGGTGCGCCGGATGTGGGTTTAACGGGCTTCTTTGCGCTCGATTTTGATTGCGGTTTTACGGTCTTTGCAAGGTCGTCCACCTTATCGGCAAGCTGCTGGACTGCGCCTGCGGTGACACCAATCATGTCTTGAAGCGGGATGCGGGTTCCGTCGCCAATGCCGGTCGCCTTTTGGAAGTCTTCGGCGTAGGGGCCAACATGGCGGCTTGCGCCTCCGTCCTCGATGCCCTCCTTGTAGCTCCATTCCTCGACCGGCATTTCCTTGAGCTGCGCCAGCGGGTCGCGGGCGGGTGCTTTGTCGGTCTTGTAGTCTTTGGAACTGGACATAGACATACCAAGGCCCACAATGCCGCCGATGCCGCCCCAAAGCTCGCTGGATGCCTTTTGGTTGGCGTTGTAGGTGTTCATTTGAGCGTTGTGCATCTGCGTCAGGCCAGACGCCATATTGGAGTAACCACGCTGTGCGCCGCCAAAGCCTGCGCTGGCCGCGTTGTTGGACAGGCCCATTGCCGTCGCTGGGTTCACGGCCAGACCGGAGCCAAGGTTAATGGCGTTGGCTTCTTCCATTGCGCTTTCAGCCTCGGCCTTGGCGCGGGACTGCATCCGGGTTTGGTTTGCCGTGCCCGCCATTGCCAGCCCTTCGGCAATCTCTGACCGGCGTGTTGTTTCTGTGGACACGCCAGCATCAGGACGCACGCCACGGGCGGCAAGGCGGCGATCTGTCTGCTGTTGCGCGCTGTCGAAGGCGGTTGCCACATCGGCTTGCGCGCGGCGCACATCGCCATCGACCTTGCTGTAATCCGGTCCAGAGGCCAGCTTAGACCGCGTGCGCTTGATGAACTCGTCCTGCATCGGCAAGAACGTGTTTTGATACCGCGCACGATCTTCTTCGGCCCATGCGTTTGTCACATCGGCCTGCCCTCTCATAAAGGCGAGGTATTCTTCCCCGGTTGCCGCGTTTTTCAGCGCGGCTTCACCAATGCGCTTGTCGGGTTTTGGCGCGCTACTTTTGCCCATGATACGATCCTTCTGTGGCTGGTGCGGGCGGAAGCCAAGCGCACTCGTCGCGGAGCATTGAAAACAGGATGCCATCAACGCCTTCGTCTATGGCGTCTTTGAGCGTGCCTTCGACGGTAAAGCCAAGGCGAAGAACGATTGACGTGTGCGGTTTCGCAGATACCGGGTGGCAGGTCTGGACACGGCGCGCTCCAAGAAAATCGAACATATAGCCGAAGATCATGCGAAGAACGGCACGGTTTCCCCAGAGGCGCGTTTCGTCGGAAGCAAAGTGCATATCGACCACGGCATGATATGTTTCCACCGTGACCAGAACGGCGCGCAATTCACCCTCGTTGGTGTAGACGCCCAAGGCGACGGCGTGCGCAGGCCACGGCCCAACATTGCCCACACGTTCACGGGCAAATTCGAGCATGGCGTCTTGGCCTATACCTTCGAGGGATACATACATGCTCACAAGCTCAATTCCTTCGCGTGTCGCGGCTCAACGGGTCCAGCGGTGTGCGAGGCATTGCATCTTGCCATGCGTCTCGCGGTCAACCTATCACAAGTCTTCGTCGCGGTGAAGGTCTTCGGAAGGCCACTGGCTTAGAAGAATGTGGGCGCGCTCAAGGTCTTTGTGATGTGACGCTGCGCAGTGCCCACGGCCAAAGATTGCGTCGATGAACCGTTCGAGCTTCCAGCCGCAGCGATGCGCGCGGCCTGACGTGCTTTCGTTCGGTGTGGTGTCTGTATGATCCCAAAGTGGATTGGACACATTGAGAAGCTGAGACAAGGCGTCACCAATCTTGTGCAAGCGTGTGGTCTGGTCTTGTGGCATGTCGAACCTCATGGTGATGGCAGTCCTGCAAGTGTGGTGTCTAGGGCTGTTAGGGCGGCCTCGATCTGGGCAACCGTTGCGGCGCTTTCGATAGCTCCGTTGGCTGTCATGCGCGCGGCTTCGATCTGGGCGGCAATGCTGCGCCACTGCGTCCCCATCGTGATCCAGAGGGTTGCAAGCTCTGCTGCTGTCGGCTCGGTGATGCCTGTCTCGGCATCGAGCATGGGGTAATCGGCCATGTCTGGGCTTGCGTCGGCAAGGTATGCCTTCGCCTCTGTCTCTTTGGCCTGATAGATGGCGTCCTGTCCGGGCAGGTCGGTGATGTACGCCTGCCGCGTGGCGCCGACCTTTTCGCGCACCAAGGCAAGAGCTTCGCCCTTATGCCACGGGATATTGGGGCCAATGACGGGCATCAGGCGACCTCCACGGTGGTATCGACGGCGATGTATGGGAACGGCGGGTCTACCTGCACGCGGTACGTTTGCGGGCCTTCAAGCGTCAGAGTGTCGGACAGATCGGTGATTTGGTGCGTTGTCCCGCTTTCATCAGTGACCGTGACAACCGTGCCTGCCGGAAGCTGTGTCAGGTCGTAGCTTGCGGTCGGTGTGGGAACAGTTGGGCGGTCTGCGACCAAACCGCTGGCCGCGTCATAATACTGCTCAAGAGTGGCCTTATCTTCGCGCACCGTCCATGCGGGATCGTAGGCTGTTGGCAATTCTTCCGAATATCCGCACATATGAATACGGCCATCGGCATCGTGCTGAAACCAGTCAATGTAGGTGACGCCGTTTATTTCTGTCATCGCATCAATCCAAAGACAGTTACACCGCACCGCCCATCGCCAGTAGTAGTGTCGCAAGATATTATGACTGTGCGCGTGCCTGCTTGGCAGTATTTTCCGCCCGTCATTGCGCCAATAGTGGCTTCTCGCGGTGTCTCGGATTGCACCTGCGTGCCGTCTATGTTGAGTCTCCATCTGTGCGCGTTTTTGCCGGTGCCTTGCGTGAATGATCCAATCGCAGTCACCCAGCCCGGTTCGGTTAGAGTGACAGAAGTGCTGGCGGAATATACACCTGTTGCCACCGCGTTCTTAGAGATTGCGCCGCCAAATATCTTTAGCGTAGTGACCGCCGCATTTCCTATTTTTGCATTGCTGATAGCCGCGTTCTCAATGTTTGCGCTGCGCACAAACAATTGGTTCATAAAGCTGGAACCGGTTGACGTAAGATTGGTGATAAAGCCACTGTCGGCGGCAAGAGGAAATGGTGATTTTTCCCGGTTCGATCTTTGTTGTTGCCGCGTTGATCCGTGCTGCGGGGTTATCAGCATTTTGCTGAACAGTTCCAAGCGCCTGCCCATTAACCGTCACGCTGTTGGCGATGGCCGTGCCTGCCAGCAATTTCGCGGCAGACAGGTTGGCAATCTTTGCATCGCTGATGATGGCGTCTTTGATCTGCGCCGAAAGGGTCAACACTTCGCCCGCTGTCAAATGCCGGGCAACAATGACGTTATCGCCCAAGTCAGCTTCGCTGATGTGCAGCGTTGTAGACGTAACCGGCAAAGACCAATCAGAGGCGTTTTCGGAGTAGTCTACCGCTCTAATCCAATAATGCCGCGTCACGGCGTTGCCGACTGCGCCACGGAAGAACAGCGGGCTGGCAGAAACGAATGTTGGCAGCGTGCCTACGGTTGGGGCCGGTGTTGCGGTGGCGCTTTCGTAAACCTCGTACCGGGAAATATCCAAGGCCGTTGATTTGTCCCACTTGAACCAAAAGCCATTGAACGCTGGTTCAATAGTGACGTTGCCGGGCACCGGTGGAGGCACGGTGTCGAGTGCGGCAACGTGGTTTTCGTATGCGGACCAAGTTCCGGGCACGCCAAGCGCGTTTATCGCACGCACGCGCACCTCGATTGTTGTGCCTGCAATCACGCTGTTCTGAAAATTCGAGCGCGGTATGTAGACGGGAAACTCGCCGCCGCCGTTGAGGTTTATTCCAAGCTCGTAACCGGTGGCGTCAGCAACATCATCCCAATCAAAGTAGATGTAGGACGTTCCGGTTTCTTCATCGACGCTAGACGTGACGACAAGGCCGGTTGGGGAGCCAAGGGCAGGCGAATAGACTGCCTCAAAGCCTGTGAAAAACTCAGGGCCAAGCTCCACCCCGTCTGCCGCGCCTATGGCTTCTGTGTATTTGCCATCCGATATTTTGGCGCGGGCGGCAATCTCGGCCATGATGGCGTCTAAATCGCCCCACGTTAGGGCTTTGCCGTCTTTATTGATCCCCCGACGCCCCATAAGGCGCTGTAGGTCTCGTTGCGTGCGGGATGGGTGTTCAATTCGAGCCATGTCACGACCCCATTATTTCATCCGGCGTGCCCGCCAGAGAAATGCGGTCCACTTCAACGCAACCACTGACCTCAATTTCCCACTCGCGGCCCCAGCCCGGATTGGTGCGCTCGATGCGGTTGATTTCGTCGCTGTCGGTGGTGTCGTAGATCAGCGTACCGTCGCGCCAGACGCGCGCCTGATAGGTTGTCGTGTCGAGTGAGCGACCTTCGATCAGGATGCAGCCAAAGAAGGCTTCGAACGGCAGTAAGAGCTTGCCTGATTTCCATGTCAGGGTGCCGTGCGTTGCGGTGCCTATGTCGTCCCAAGAGTAGATCGAGGTTGTGCCCGCTGCGCTGGCGTAGAGCGTGCCGGTCTTTATGTCGTACCGAAACCCGGTCGGCGTGATGCTCATGTCGGTGCGCACAAGCCCTGCGGTTTCGCCCTTCATGTCGATCATGGACACAGCGCGGCCTGCGCCTTCGTCATGGACAAAGACGTAAACGCCTTGATCGTAGTGCGCGGCAATAAAGCTCTCTGGGTTCATCGCGGCCCATGCGCGCCGGCCGAACAATTCGCGGGTAATGACTTGAGGCTGTCCGTTTTGCACCAAGATCAGGCCATCGTGCGACGGGTATGCTGCGCCGACGCCCATATCGACCACACCGCGCTTGGATACGCACGGCAAATTCAGGTCCAGACGGTCGAGGATCATATTTTCCGGCGCCGTCCCGGTGGCGACGTATGGCGTGCCTTTGGTGGCAACAACCAGCGTGTTTCCCGTGGATGCCAGCCCCATGATTTCATAATCGGTCTTTAGCTCGTATTTCGTCGGCCATGCGTGCGGGATGAACGGCTCACAGAAGTAAAGCGATCGACCGGAAAACCCGGCGATCATACCGTTCCAAAGCGGGGTGATACCTTCGAGCGAAGACACGGGTGGATCGTAGTCTGCGCTTGGTAGCGGCTCTTGCAGCGGGTCCACATCGAGGTTTGAGACGTAGGACGTAACGGCGGTGCTGATTTCTTTGACGAAAAACAGCGCGGTTGTTCCGGTCACGCTTGTCTGTGATCGGTAAATGCGGGCCTTGTTAATGCGCGTGCCGGGCGGCGGTGTTGCGTTGATTGTGACCTCAACGGTTGATCCTTCCGTCACGTCCAGCGGCGAAGATAGCGGGCTGGGCGGCGTTTCCTCGTCCAAGCTCGTGACCCATGTGAAGCAAAACACCACGGTTTCGACCGGCAGAGGGTCTTCGCCTTCGGCTGGCGCTGGCGCGGCGCTTTCGATGGCGGTCAATGGGGTGTAGCTGGGCGTAGGCAGGGCCAGATCGTATGTTGTCCCGGCAGGCTCTAGGCGTAGCTTTGGTGTGTCGCCTTCCTGCGCGTAGTACAGGCGTTCGGTTGCCACTGGTCCCGGCGCGTAAGTGACCGGGTTGTTGAAGCCAATGAAGGTGGAGCCGTAGGCGATAAAATCGACGGGACCGGACACTCCCACGGTATCAGCCGCCACCAGATCGGGTAGCGGCTTGAGCGTGCCTTCTGCCAGATTGACGTTTAGAGCGGTCTGCGCTGCGCCGGGCGGTAGCTTGCGGGGGTCGAGGCGGGGTATTTCACCGAGGAAGGTTTCGATGCGTGAAAGCATGATAGCGGCCTTTCTCAGTATTCGTACATGCGGGATCGTGCCGGTGGCCTGTGCTGCATGGTGATGTTGGATGCGAATTGGGCGTCACAATGTTTGTCGAACATGATGCTGCGCCGCATACCTTCGCTTGGGTTGGTGAACGGTTGTCCAGGCACCATGAGCAAGCGGGCCAGTGCGCCGTCTGCAATCTTCTGGGCGTGCTGGTTAAACATGAACTCGGGAACCACATCGAGCGCATCCACGGTCTCGCCAGACAAAATGGCCGTGCGCATTTGAGTTTCAGAGCGCGGCTTGAGAAACAGGGAAAGCGTGAGCGTGCCGATGGTCCACGGCACCAAAGCAACCGAGTTTGGGTTGGTTTGCGTGATGTATTGCGGCGTGCCCTGCTCGGAGCGTTCCAACAGCGTGGTGTCCGTGAACTGCGTCGGCGTCAGGATGATACCATCACCAAAGGTAGCTTCTTCGATCTGGTGAATGGAGGCGTGTGACGGTGCCACAATCGCCTCGTTCTGCTCGTCCACCGTGACAGTTACCATTTCACGCCAGCATCGGGTGCGTTCACAGAACTCAATGGCAGCAAGGCGCGCATACTTGCGCAGCAACGGCACGGATGCGTGCTGCGCGTATGGTAGGATAAAGCTGTCAAAGGCTGACAGGGTTATTGTCTTGGCGGTCATGTCCGGCCTTACTCGTCGGTATTGACGTTGTTGACGGCTTCAAGTTGCGTTTTGACGCCAACAGCCTCGTTGAACGCCATCCGATACGCGGCTGAACGCTGGGCGGCTCCGGGGATTGCGGCGTCCTTTTCGTAGGCGCGCGAAAGAACATAGTCGCGCAGGACGTTTTCATAGAGGCCCGGCAGGTCGATTGTTGCGGTGTAGCTTTCAATGTCGAGCGGGTTTACTGGTGCCGCGACTGGAGTTGGCGTGACAGAGACAATGGCTTCGATTGCGCCGGTTCCGTCATTGCCGGGGTAGACGTAGAACACGCGCGGGTTCATTTCGTCGGCCATCAAGTGCGTGACGGTGGCAGAGAACGGCACAACAGTTGTG